TGGCTGATTTAGATTTCTTTTTCATATCTTTGGGAGCCATACCGCAAGGCGCTGTTGTTTTCTTTGCGGCTTTCTCTTCTTTCATATTGAACTGTTTCTTCATTGCTTTGGGCTTCTTTTCCATAATATCCTCTATCCGGCCGTGGCCATTTGTGTTTGTTGTGTAGTTTGTTGCGGGGTATTTGCCCCTTTAATCGCCATAGCTATTTCCCATGAGCGATGAATCATTTCGAGATCCATTGTCTCTAACTCCACCATTGATTTAATCATGTCTAGCTCACTTTGCGTGGTCTTATGCTCTGCATTAGCGTTAAGATCATTCACCTTAGCATATGTCTCATCTATTTTGGCCATATCCAATCGAGATTTACTAAACGCTGCCATAACCTTAGCATTATCGAGCTTCTCTTGCTGCTGTGATTGAGCTTGCTGCTGCTGCATTTGCTGCTGATTCTGTTCTTCCATATCTTGCATAACTTGTCGCTTATTTGTAATAAAAGCTGCCCGTAAAATAGATTTGTCGGGTATTCCCATTCCCAACTCTTTGAAGTGCAAGAGCTGTTGTAATTCCATTTGCCTTTGTGTCGTACTGTAATTGCCTTCTTCGACAGCCACCGCATATTTTTGACTATGCGATGTCCAGAAGCGTTGATCCGCATCATGTCCCAGTATGTTTCGAATTTTACCTTTACTAAAGTTCTTACGAATAGCTTGAAGCCTAATCTTGCCGTAAAGTCTCTGTGAATAGTCCAATTTATCAAATATAGTTTGAAGGGTAACGAGTCCCGCCCCCTGTCTAAGCATTGATAGTATGCCACTCTTGTCGTCAGTGGCCGATCCAAGAAGTTCCTCATTAACACCCGAAATTTTTGTTATATCTTCTGCTAACGAATTAGATAGTTCTATTAATGATTGTGGCAATGCTACAGGCTCGATCCTTTGTATCTCATTAGGCAGCCTTCCTGCTTTTAAAGGAATAAGGAAACCATCTCCACCACTTGTTTGACGGAAGCATTTAGGGTCGGTCACAGCATCTACAGGGTAAATCCATCCAGCATTTAAACTCGATTGAAGCAATTGCAGCTCGATGACTTTACGCATGTTGTAAAGAAATTGACTGTCGCGAAGATTCCTGATCACTCCCTGCTTTCTCCACGCATACGACTGTATATCTGGCTCTACATAGCACTGTACAGGAACAAATGGATAATCATCAATGCGCAAAAGATTCTCTCCATGGTATACCATTTTCCCGGATAGACATATTACAAGTTTAACCGTTGGCATATCGACTTTTTTTACTTTCAACCAAGGCTGCTCACGGAGCACGTTCTTAAGCATTCCAGCCTCTTCTGTCTCATCATCCTCCCACTCAATAGATTCGCCCGTGTAGGGATCTAAAATGATTTTACCGGGCCTTGTCGTACGGTAGTAGAATTCATCGTAAGTAAATAGATTGTTGATCGCTACATTTTGCAACTCAGCTTGTAAAGGAAAGCGCCCATCTTTCATACCGCCCGGACGCATTCTATCTATTTCTTTGGAATATCCCGGTAATAATGTTTTGGCCATTTCTTTTGATGTCCAACGTCTGCGCCATATCCCATTGCAATCTGATAGATCTTGCTTGCGAGTGTAGCTATCAATGAGGTAATTATTAAAGGAAACATTATCAGTAAAAAGATCGCCAGAAATAGCGTCGTAAGTATAATCAGGATACAGATGCAACAAAGACTCACCAACATCACACGCACCTTCAAATGCTTGAGATTGATATTCTTGATAGCCGTCTCTATCATCTACCCATCTTAATACTTTATTATAATCATCTGATAATGGGTCGTCATTTTCATTTACAGGCATCGTGACAGTGGACTTTCTATTCTTTCGCTGATATCCCACGATCATATTGATATGACGACGCACAAGGTTGAAAAAGAACTTCTGTACGCTCTGAGAATTTGATCCATAAAATTGATTGTATAGTTGCTGATCACCTACCTTGAAACGCTTATCTATAGCCCCCTGAAGCCAAAAGGTAGAATTCAGGGTGTAATTGCTTTGATAAAAATGATCCATCATCTGTTTCAAATCTTTATTTGAAACATCGCTCGGGTCTACGTAGCCACCTAAAGAATATTCGCCAGATTCATATGATCCCATCAGAAAACCGTGGTAAAGTAAATATTTATATACTATATCAAATTAAGATTTGCAAAGGGATTATTTCAATCCTCTTTTTTTGAAATGAACATCTCTTAAGTGATCCAGCCTTTCACCTTGATATGTGTTACGAAGATAATCATAATCAATGGGATTATTTATATATTTACGTTCGTTTTTTTCGACCCATTTCACAGCGTCTTCATAGCTTGCAAATGTAATAGTAAATGAACGAATTCCGCTTCTTCTTATCTGAACTTGATAAGATTCTGTGACGCATCCTTTCGCAATCCTCTTTCTAATCGAAGCCATTTTAATCCATATTCAATAATTCTTTATTTGTAAGTTTTCTTCCTGTTGAATCATAAATTAAAGCATCTTCATTATCAATATCAAAATGACTAGGTGAGGAATTGAATAAATCTCGCAATATTTTATCCTCTTCATATAATTTTTCTTTATTTGTTTTCAAAACCCTAATCCTTCTTTATCCAGCCGTATTTCTTTTTTAATCTAACGATTTCAGACTGACATTTATCGCATTTACACCTATCCAGTAGGTTGATAAGCTTCAGCGCCTCTTCCGCGTTCCTATCTTCCACTCAAAATCCTAGTCCTGCGTTGAATTGCGTGTAAATGTCATCTCCGCCAAATACATTTCTGCGAAGTTGATCGTAAGAGATATTTTCATCAGGGTGAGAAAACTCTCCTTGTGGAAATGCAGAACAGACAGCATATCTGAGGGCATCACAAATATGATCATTCTTTTTTACAGGCTTGTCCTCTCCCCTATCGGCTGCTTTGCTATCCCAGGCATATGATTGCAAATGCTCCCTTAGCGTTGTGCATCCTTTATAGATGACAATGTTTTTACCACCGATAAATTTTGAGCATATCTTAATTCCCAATAACACATCGTTATTAGCATCCAATACGGGGAGATCGGCTTGTCTGAGAGCAATTTTGAGTGAGGCGGCTGCAGGATCAACATAAACTGCAGAGACGTTTTTATAACCGATAAAGTCCTTAATATCTCGTACAAGTTCTTGGTCTGTTTTAGAACGTCCTCGCTTGGCAGAATCATAGTAATATTCCGCTTCCACTCGTATTTGGGGCCACTTGTTGGGCGTAACTGCGCATAATACAGCGGCTGTGGCGTTAGTTGTACCATAGTCAATGCCAACGACATAATATGAAGGGGATGGAAAGTCATTCGTATATTCGTTGAAGTGGTCATAATTGTCATAGATCGCCCCATGGGCCAACGCCCACTCGCCAAGTATGTAACGGTTGTACCACATGCCTGTGTAGGAGGCTTTGAGCTGTTGTTTGTATGCTGTGTCAAGGGTTGGATTGTCCTCCAGATTGAAATTCCAGTGTAATAGATCTAGGTCGGGCTTATCAATGTAATCTTTCTTGAGCCAGTGTGCTGGCCCTTCAGGGTTGCAAGTAGCAAGAAGCTTGGCACCGGGCACACGTAAACGGGATTCTAACATCTTCCAAAACGGTTCCGGAAGATTCGTCGCTTCGTCCACATAAGCAAGGGCTAAAGTAGACCCTTGTATGGTAGAAACAGCGCTCACATCTGGAGCTCCTACAAACCATACGTCTCTCCCATATAATATGCTCTTCGATGCCTTCTCCGTCGGACATGGAAACCCCAATTGTTTATATAGGTGTGTTAAAATATTACGTTGAATTGATGTGCGGTTGACACCGATGATCATCGCATCGCCCTTGGGGCCATTCTTAAGATCATATATAAAGCGTTCTATGCTTGAGTATGTCTTTCCTGAACTGACAGCACCAACCCATATATTGAACCTGTGGGTAGCTTCTACGAATGATTTATTCTGCTTTGGACTTGTTGGCATTATTTTAATTTGGTTCAATCGGTAAGGGCATCCAATGAGTTATTGCTCCCGTGCATCCATAACATGAGCAATTTTCTTCGCATATAGTCCAATGCTCATTATATTCTTCTTCTTCACGTCGATATGCTATATAAATTCTTTGAGTGTCATAACATAAAACAGGACAATTAATTTCCGGTAATTTCTTGCTCGGTTTTATCCATTCCATTTTTAGCCTCCAATACAGCTATTTTATGTTGCAGTTCCATGATGAGATGGTTTTGGTCTATAAGGTTTTGTATTGGCGAAAGATGATTAATGATGTCAGGCTCAGTCATACCCAATCGGCATTTAGCTAAAAAAATTAATGCGGTAATATTTCCGGGAGCGGAGTTGTTTATTGCCTTTGCTTGCAGCATGGATCTTATATCGGCCACACCGGCCTCAGAAGCTTTTGCCGAATAATCCTGAAACCCGCATCCAAATTCTTTTTTAAATCTAGTGTAAAAAGTATCAGTGTCAACTCTAAATTTACCACAAATTTCTTTTGCATTACATCCGGCTTCCATCAGTTTTTCAACGACATCCCAATTTATTTCTTTGTATGGCCTAGCCATTGACACCTTTACTTTTTAAATAAAGATATACTACATATTCCTATCTCGTATCAAGAGGGAGACCATGTATCTTTGAAGTATTTATATGATTTCACATAATCAACATGGTCTGCTTTCCTATGAAATAATAATTCTAATGTTCTCAGTAAGTGTTTCAAATCGGCTTCAAATTCTTCTTTACGCGATCTTATTTCATTGCACTCACAATCCATGGTATGATCTCCACATTTCTCGCACTCACCACTCATTATGCTGGCCCTATATTATGTTTACCTTAAATTGTTCTTAAATGCGGCGATCACAGCTTACCTACTTCTCGCTTGTGACGACGACTTTTGGTCCCCCTCAAAGAGTAGTCGGGAGATAATTTTCATTTTAAATTAAGCTGCCCTATGTTTTGATCATTAAAAATCTCTGGGTTTTCTTTGATGTCCAATCTTTTCATTAACTCTTCAACCAGTTGGATAATTTCCATAGGTGTTAATCTAATCGGTTTATCATGATGTAATCTAATTCTTATCGGATCTTGATTTCCAAACTCTTGGGCGATGTATCCTTTCCAAATAGTCATTAATTCATCGTTCTCGAACTTAGTCCAATCTCTCATCTAACGAACTCCTTGTAAGCTTCAAAGGTGTTTAAAAAAAGCTGTGTCTCTGTCATTTCTGGGTGTCGGAATCTATAAATGATTAACGGAAAACAAAGTAATAAAACTAATAATTTTATAGTTATACATATGAGTATCGCTTTCATTTTAGATTCAATTGCCCCATATAGCGATATAGGCTTTCGCGTGATATTCCCAAGTCTTCGGCTATTTTGGTTTTAGTGTCTCTGGTTTGCAATGCGTCTCTTATTTTATGACCCATCAACTCATCATATTTAGATTTTCGACCTTTGTACTTGCCTTCTTTCTTAGCTTTCTCAATTCCAATGCGTTGCCTTTCTTTTGCCAACTGCGAGAAAAAATGAATAAAAGATTTCATCATGTCATAAGCGAGTTTGGACATTAAGTCGTTTTTCTTTCCTAAAATAATTCCTTCTCTGACGAATTGAATCTGCACACCTTTCTTTAACAAGAACTCAACAGTTTCATCTAAATCATATCCATTACGTCCTAGACGATCCATGCACTCCACGTAGACGGTATCATCTTCTCTAACGTATTCCTTCAAAGACGCTAATTGATGGCGATCCTTTGTTGAATATCCAGTTTCAATTTCTACGAAAACTTTATCTAGATCAACTGACATTAATTGACTTTCAGGATTTTGCTCGTAAGTACTTACTCTTTTGTATCCAATCTTTTTACCGATCACCATTCTTTTCTCCTTATCTCTTCTTGTGTAAGTTCAAAATCTCTTACGCCCATCCCTTCAAGTTCCATCTCTAAATATTTTATTCTTTTTTTTAGTTGTTCAAGTTCTTTTTTTCTTTGGAAGATAAGTTGAAATTTATGTTCTTCCATAAGATCGCCATAATAAATTTCTGCTTGAAGTTTTTTTTCTTTATAAACTTCGTTTCTTATTCGTTTGGTAATGGGATGATGATCACATTTCATATTTTTCTCTTTTTTGTAAGATGAGAATAACATCTACACAGTCATTTTGTCAAATATGTAATGCTATTATAAGAAATAGGTATACTTTAATTTTTAAGTCTGAGGTGTTAGGGGGAGTACCCTATAGTGACATTAGTATTTAGCACATCCTATATCATTCTGCTAACTCAATCGACCATCTATTATCGCTAAACCCTTTTCCTTCATCTGTTTCTTTATATTCCTCAATAGAACTTGCTCTTATGATTATTTTATCTTGGTAAACTACATGTGCCCAGTTACAATCTGGTTCTTGAGATTGAATAAAAATAATTGCCATTTCCAACGAATCGAAATAGCCGGAAAAATCTTCCCATCCACCCGAAGGATAATAATTGTCACTTAAAAATACTAAATATTTGTCATTCATTCGGTGGCTCCGGTAATGGTATCCAGTGCGTTACGCCTTGCTGCTCCTCAATGATCATGACGGTAAGTGTTATTTTTTTCTACATTTCTCTGGTTTTGTGATTAAATTAATCTTTATGTATTGACAAATGTAGATACAAATAGTATTATGTGACCATCCAACAAGGAGAATACAATGGACGGTTTTGAATTCTTTTTTAACCTTATAAATACGGGTTGCATGATTATAATTGCTTTAAGAATGTATGAAGGATGGAAATAATGGACAAAGAAACTAAATATTTATCACTAACAGACATTGTAAAAACTTACCCTTTTACAATGGGGCAATTGAGACATTTTCTATTGCGAAGACAAGAAAATGGATTGTACAAAGCTGTTAGACAGGTAGGAAAAAGAATAATTATTAATAGAGAGAAATTCGATCAATGGATTGAAATTCAATTTGAAGAAAAGGAAGTTAAAGATGCGTAACCTAATAGAGCAGCTAGAATATCACCGCATCAATATGGGCATCACAAAAGAGAAGATGGCGCGTTTGATTGATATCCCCTACAATACTTACATGCGATGGTGCAAACATCCGGAAAGAATGTCGCCACTCGCAAGAAAGAGAGTGGAGAGCTTGGATTTTATGAAGTAGACTGATCTTGTGCCGTATCACAGGTGCGGCACTTTTCATCAAATTCAACATCATCTGGATCCTAAAACGGGGATATATATTCTCTACCGGCAGTAATGTTCTTTTGTGCGCGGATGTCTGGGTTTGGCCATGTCCAGCATTCTCCTGTATTATCTTGGAAACAGACCCAAAAAATATCATTTTCAATTCCATAATCTATCATAAGAATAGCAAGAGCTGTTCCCTTTGGCGTAATGACTGGAATACTAGGATTTAATTGTAGGATCATCTTCCTCCATGCACACGCAGGCTACTATTTCGTTGGAGCATATCGGGCACGCTTCCGCAATATGAGAAGTATCGTCTTCGGATAATCTTTCGAATCGCATAAATCTTACATTGCCCGTCAACTTCTTAGGATTCATCAATTTATTGAATGCTTTTATAATCATTTGATGTCCCAATGGGATATCTTCTTCAGAACTCATGTCGCAATCTCCCATAAAACATCATGATCATTCATAGTTACCTTTGCATCGAGATTATTTTTTTAATTATATCTTATTCTTTCTGTGTATTTTTCCTCCAAAAGTATTCGTGTTCTGATGGCAAGAAACACATAAAGTTTTTCCATTAGTCAACTCTAATCGTAATTCTGGGTGAGTACTAAACGGAAGGACATGATCAGCATTTAGTCTTCCTCCTATTTGTCCGCATTCTTGGCATGTATATTCATCTCTTTTAAATACTTCGCTTCTCCAATTCGAATAATCTGCGCTTTTTCTGACTCTCATATTTTCATCGGTTTTTCCCCCTTTCCAAAAATGATGTTTTTCTTTGGGGATTAATCCTCTTTTTCCTAAAGTTCCTCTTGGATGTTCTTTCCCTTCCCACATTTTAATTCCCTTATTCCAAGTGGATTTTCCTCTTTTCGCTGCTGCATATTTTTCTAATGTCTCGGCAGGTTTTTCTCGAATTTGATAGCATTTTTTAGAACAAAATTTAGGTTTTCTATTTTTATCAAACTTTCCTGATTGAAATTCTTTTTTACAATTTAAACATTCAAATTTTCTCATAACATCCTCTTACTTAGAGAATATCATATCCCATTCGTTGGCTAAAAGGCAATTAAAATTTACATCCGCATTGGGGACATTCATTCAGTTTGATAGACTTTTCTTTCTTTTCAATTTTATCCTCTTGATCATTACAACATCCTAATAGTTGTTGTTCTGTGAATCCATAGGAAAGGAGATCTAAAGGCTCCCAAGAATTTGCTAGAGTTTCATAGCACCACTGTCCTTGATGCAAGTTTAAAGAAATGTTTAACTCGTCAACTTCTTGGTCTGATAACATTTCAGGTGCGAACCAGCATTCTATTGTTTTGATCTTCTTTTTCTTTAGAATGCGAATGCGCTGATGGCCGCCGATTATTGTCATGTCTGCATTGACGATAGGGCGATCGATTAGGCCGAATTTGTCGATTGTATCGGTCAATCGTCGGAGTTGATCTTTATGAATTTGCCGGGGGTTTTTGGGGTGATTTTTTAAATCTTTTATGGAAAGTTCTTTGAGTTGCCACTTAATCATGTTTTCCATATGCTTCTTGTAAAAGTTCTTGCATGATCCTCATGAATTCATCTTCTCCCAAATTGTCGATAAGAATCTGATTGAATTGATCTTGTGTAATTATTCTATCTATAAAAAGTTGCTGTAATTCTCTAATAGAAAATCCGGTCTTTTCTGATCCCTTCATTTTACCTCAAAAAAGATAATTTATAGCATATGAAAGATTTTCAGTTGTGATTTAATTGGCAACAGAGAGAGAATGGAATCCTTCTACCAAGGAGGATTTTATGAGTGTAGATATCCAGTTAGAATTGAATATCGATAACCGAAGCGTAGAAGATGTGCGTGCTGATATCATGCAAAAGCAAATGGATGCTATTCATGAGAGTTTGACTAAAACAAGGAAGAAACTCTTTGCTGAGGTTGGTAATTTAAAAAAGTTACTAGGTGAAATTCTGATTGAGAATGATAGGTTGAAGGATGCGTTGTCTAAAACGAATCATGAAAAGGTCGAGTGGATATATAAGCAGGAAGATTCATTATTCGATGTTAAAGAAAAGATTTCCATTTGATTATTTCACTTTTCTGAAACCTCGTAATGGGTTACGTGATATAGATTAAATCCATATATTTTATCAATTATTTTCAGATCAGACCATCCTTTTTTTAGAGATTCTACCCAGTCGTTTAGATAGTCGCCCCCGGCAGCAATATCCAAAGATTTGCCAGAAACGAAATATACGGTGATTATGTATTTTCTTTCATTGTCCATATTCGATCTCTATTAGAATTCCCATATTTGGCTGTTTCCTTTGCGCGTACGCGATTATAATGTCTTTGGTGTCATCTGCCCTGCCTGGCGCTAATCCGGGCCTTAAAAGGCTCGCAATTTGATCGACCACGTATTTTTGACTAGCGGGTAGGTTGTCGTGGGTGTCGAGCGTGTTAGGCGCTAGACGTGTTACCGTGACCTTGCAGGGTAATGTCACTTTCCCTATGTCCGCCTTCAATGCTAGCTTCACGAATTTTTGCTGGCTCTTGTGGCGTTTAAACTTATCAGTCCAATGCTGAGCGCAGTTTAGCTCACTGACAGTTTTTATTGGTATCTCCCATGTTAGCTTTGGCATATGTCGATTTTTTCCTTAATTTTCAACATGTTTAGGTGATATGCGTGTTTGGTCAACATATTCATTTTTATTAATTTCATTCAAAAAATCTATAACACCTTTTGCCATATTTTGGTGATGGGATGCAAAGCAAACTTTAAGCTTTCCTTTTGTAAAGTTGATGGATTTTTTGGTGACTTCGCACTTGTAACCGCCGAATTCACTGCCATGATTTATCATAAATCTTTCGATAAAATCCATGTTATCCATTTTTGCCCTCATTTATTTTTATCATTTCATTTGTCATGAAATTGTCGACTTGGGAGATAAAATCATCATCGTTAACATGGAATATCATTGATTCTGATGCGTGGTGATGATCGAAAATCACGTGATATGCGGTCACTTTTATTTTGTATGGGCCTATTCTCTTTCCATGGTGCAGGTTCCTAATTTTCTGCAGGTATTTTCTATTCTTCATGGGTATTGCGTCTGTCATGTGTCCTCAACGTTTTTTGTAAGTTTCAATGAATTCACATAGGCTTGCAATAAATTTTTTATCATCTACTTCAAATCTAATTATTTGATTTGCTACACCCGGGTCAAACTCGATATAATCACTTCCAACCCAGCATTTATATTTTCCTAATTTAGCTCCTTGATTTGCTCTGTTTTTTTCTAAAAACTTCTTATTTTGTTCTATGATCTCTTCTTTTGGTATCACGTCTTCCCATTTATCCGCATTCTTGAGTACATGCCTAATTGCGATTATATCTTTACCGCGAGTCTTCCAAGACAATACCCTCCTAATGGCAAGTTCAAGCTGCTCTTCAGGGTATTTCTTTGAGAGGTTTTCTTTTTCTTTTGGAGTTAATTCAAGTTTATCTAAGCAAGAAAAAACAACAACAGGCGTAGCCGTTTTCGTTTTTTTTAGTTTTTCGTGTTGTTGTTTTTCTTTACAATGATCTTCTTGACTATGTTCTTTATAAGCGCCCTTGTTTTCGGTATCCGTGAGTTCGGCATCCTTGTTTTCAGGACGTCGGAGAAATTTTTTGAATTTTGGAGTTCTAGATATTAAATATCTGCATCTTCTTAAATTCTTGCAATTCTTTATCTTACCCTTACTTTTTATTTGCAAATTTGGTTCGTAATAGTCTTCTCTAAACATATATCCTGATTCTATAGCTTCCTTTAGAGTTTTTAGAACAGCATCTCGACCCATGAAACCTTTAAAATGTTTGCATAATTGAGCGCGATTTATTGTCCAATTGGACACATTAGAAAGTAAATATATTATTAATAATCTGCATTGAGGAGATATTTTTTCATCTCTTATCAATTCATGAGGAATCATAGCGAAAGGTAATTCCTTTTCATCGGGACAAAGTTGAATAGATACATCATCTTTGATCTCTTCTTGACTTAAGTTTCTTTCCATGTTAAGTTTTTCTCACTTTACTGTTGTTTTTATATGTTTTTGGCGCCGGGGGGCGCCATTAATGTTTATTTGCTTCCTATTTCTATTCGAACATATCCCAATTCTCTCAACTCCTTGATAAAATTATGTATTTCTTCAATAGAAATGTTAGATTTTGAATGAATTTTTATTTCAGATTCCACATTGTCTAAATCATATGTTATAGGCTTTAAGTGAGTTTCTAAAAATAAAAAAATTCCTTTGGCTTCCCATGAAATAAATCTATCTTCAGAGACTTGAGCTAATTTTATGTTGGCTATTTTCTTTATGAGTAGAGACATATTTTATCCTTTTTAGAGCCATTTGTGTTGACTTAAAAGTGACGAAATATATAATCTGAGGCTCTAACACATCAGATATTGGATACGGGGGCCGGCAAGCCCCCTCGTCGCTTTTAAGCGTTAATGCTATGAGTTATACTCCCCTCCTACAATTTACATCCAGACATTTCTATTGACCGTTACACAATGCAGTGGTAGATTTACCTCGAAAAGGTTTTTACATTACCTTCTCTCTTTGTTAGCGCGAGTTCCCCCAGGTTCTCGCGTTTTTTATTATGTTTGCAAATAATAAATTTAATTATATATTGCGATTACCTCATGTGCTCCATACATTAGGTGATTCGTCAGGAGCGAGATAGCCCTTTAGCTGTCTCGCTTTTTTTGTGTATTTAAAACTTGTCACATATGAGTTATTTTAATCATCAAAGTTACACTTTTACCTCTTGCGTAAATCTTTACGTTATGTTACACTTTGTCACAAGAAAGCCAAGTAAAGGAAGGTGGTAAATGAAATTTACAGATGTACTTAACGGGACTATCTCAGAGGAGGAATATGATCATTACAAAGAAAATCAAATCGCAATAGATCCTGAAGATGATTGGGATGATGAGGAATTAGACGATTTCGATTGTCTAGAAGACAAACTCGAATACTTACTTAACAAGCCTGCTTCCTAAGAAGCAGGTTTATCATGGAAAATAATCAAGAAAATAATTACAAGGAATAGCAACATGCTAAAAGAAAGATCAGCGCCACAAACACACATTAACCGTCCGCCAAGACAAAATAATGAAAATCCGCAACGCTGTGACAATAACAATATTGTTACCAGCGGTTTAAATCAACCCAAAAGTACAGGTAGCAATATGAACAAAGTCCAATTGATGCCGCAAAGACACGAGATGTCTTCGGGCCATTTCAACGCAGATCAAATAGAAATCTTGAAAAATTCAATCTGCAAAGATGCGACAAATGACGAATTTGCCGTATTTCTTATGGCGTGCCAAAAGACTCAGCTAGATCCATTTATGCGTCAAATCTACGCTGTCAAACGCTATGATAGCCGCCTTAAACGCGAGACAATGACTATCCAAACAGGAATAGATGGCTATCGCCTCATTGCTGAAAGAACAGGTCGTTATGCTCCTGGGCCTAAGACTACTTTTGAATATGATAAAGAAGGAAAAATATTATCCGCGACAGCATACGTAAAGAAACTAACTCAAGATGGAACATGGCATATCGTCGAGGCCGAAGCCTTTTTTGACGAATATTGCCAGACATACACCGACAAATCGACAGGACAGAAAAAAAAGACGGGCATGTGGGTGAACATGGAGAGGAACCAGTTAGGCAAATGCGCGGAATCCTTGGCCCTTAGAAAGGCATTCCCAGCGGAGCTATCAGGTGTCTACACAAAGGACGAGATGAAACAATCTGACAACATCATATCGCAAGTTCAAGCCGACGAATTATTGTATATCCTCAATGAATGCGAGCCTGAATATAAAGAATCAGTGCTGAAAACTCTAAGGGATAAACACAATGCCCCTACCATTTTCGAGACACCAGTCGAAATATTTGAAAGGGTACGTTCGGCAGCTCTAAGAAAAATGGGAATATTGAAATCTCAACCAATACAAGAAGTGGTCGATGTGGTTACAGAAACTAAGAAAGAACTTATTCAAGATGAACCAATTGAAATCACAGGCAGAGAGCCTACTTCCGACGATGTATATCCTAAACGCAACAGTGCATTTAGAGGCGACTAAATGAATCATATTGAAATAATTAATAAGGTGCGTGAAAACGCTTCCGAATGGCTGGAAATGTCTGAGAATCCCGATGAGATAGTCATCGGGATTCTAGCAAAAAAAATAGCTTATCTTGAGATGGAAAACAGTATCCTAGAAGATAGATTAAGGAGTAAATATGGAGTATAGGCAAGTGAAAGTAAAGATAACTGCATCTGAAACGACAGAACAACTAGAAGAATTAATCAATGAATTTATATCAGAAATTGACGAATGCGAAGTTAAAGATATAAAATTCATGGGTACTGAATCGGCAGGCTGCGACTGGCTATATGCGATGATATTGTATTATTAATAAAAGAGACTCCCTAACAAGGCGGCAGTCTCAAATTTTTTTCTGACTTATTTTGATGGCGATATATACAAGGCAAAGGCAGACAACTCCAGTAAATAAGGAAGCGCCAATCACCATCATTTCTTTTTCTTTTTTCCCTTTGCCTTCCCGGCCACATTAAGGGCAATCGCTACTGCCTGCTTCTGCGGTTTTCCCGCTTCCATTTCTGTGCGTATATTGTTTGACACAGATTCTTTTGATTTTCCTTTATCCAACGGCATATTTTTCTCCTTTTATAAAGAATGGGAAGTGTTTTTTACGCGCTCCCCATCCAGTTTCATCGGGCGATGATTCTATCTTAAGCTACTCTTACTGCTCTTATTACTCCTGCACCTGACATATTTAAAGTGGTGGCATTCATATAAGCATTTAAATAATATGTGGTATTTACAGATACGGATAATCTTCCCGGCCCAATTTTTAATGTTGTTGTAAGTGTACTTGTCGTAACCGATACAGCTAATGCGCTTAATAACATACCTACACTAGCGCCAAAATTATCTGCGGGAGTCGAGCCATTACTTGTAGTCGCTATAAATGCTTCTAAAAAAGTATAGATATTTGCTCCCGTTGGATTGAAATATAAATTTCCTGAAATATCCCATATGCCGGGAGTTAATGTAATAGAAGATATATTTATAACTGTAGCGGTCGGCGTTATAGTTGTACCAGAAGTATTAGCCGCTTGTATTACTTCTCCAATATAACCTGCTGCTGGTGCTGTAGAAGTCTGATTTCCTATTGTCCCACATGATACCAATGTTGTTGCGCTTAAAGTACCGACGGTTTGAGATTGGACTAAACCACCATAAGTAAAAGTGCCTGCTCCCGAGACTAATGTAGCACTGCTGCTGTAAGTGGTAGCGTTAGTAACAAAAATGGTTGAGGATGCTCCTACAACTATAGGAGTTGCTGATCCCGTGCTGAAATAATCATTAAGTGAAATAGTTGATTGCGATGCAACTGTTGAATTTGATGTGATTGCAGTTGCATTTGTCGCCGAAGTCGCATAATAATTAGTATCGGAAAGGAATACCGCTGTTGATCCTGATGTTGTAGTTCCATTTCCTATATAGCATTTTTTATATGTAAGTGATAATCCTGAGAAAGTATTTGCAGTAGTCGAATTTCCCGAATTATTAAAAACGCATTGATAAAGTGCTAGAGTTCCATTTGTGACTGAAAAATATGCAATTCCTGTTGTTCCTAAATTCCCTGTGCAATTATAAAGGCTAATTGTGGCTACTGAATTTGACCCTGTGCTGGAAATACCTGTTTGATTGGTGCAATTTATATAACAATTTATCAAATTCACAACAGTAGCATTTGCACCAGTTAATGAAAGGACATTTATAGTATTTGTTTGGAGTTGGCAGCCTGTTATGTTAGCTGTACCGTTAAATCCGGCAGTACAAGTTCCTTTAATTATCACTGTCCCTGAATAACCATCAGTGTTATATGCAATCAGGTTTACGCCTGCTTTAAGTCCCGGTGATTCTGTATAAGTGCCCGGCATTATATAGATATCATCTCCGCTAGATGCCGATGTCAATGCCGATGCAATCGTGGTATGAGTACCTAAACCAGCAGTCTTATTTACTATCCATTTTGTAGTATTAAAATTATTATCACCTGTAGTTACAGCCATCTTTTACCTTCAAATAAAGAGAGATTTTTAATTTTTCCCATGCTATCTTGACATTGCTCCATGATTCAGTTTCGATTCTTGGCGTGGCGATTAGATTTATTTCTAATCGCTTTTTTTTATCATTTAAATCGCTACAATATAATAAAGCATTGACCATGTTATTGTATTATCTCCCGCTGCATTCCCTGAAAACTGTGTCGTTGACGAATTCCAAAAATTTAAATTTAAATTATCAAAATTTGTATTTGCTGAGGTTGGCGTTGTCGTCATAGGTATTTCCATAAAAGTAGTTGCTGTTTGTGTTATACTTGATGCTCCCGCAAATCCTGAAGAAACATTTTGTGCATACCATAAAGCTAATACGGCAGCGCCACCATTACTAAATGCACTTGTCCCTCCATAATTTAATTTAAGATTCAACGAAATAGGAACTATAACTTTTCCAACTCCCTGAGCAGCCACCGCAACGATTGGAGTGGTGTGAAGCAATTTAATTTGCGCACTTGTAAGTGTTCCCGTGGCTTGTAATATACCACCACCTCCACCTGCTTGCCATGTAGGGGCTGATGCAGCCCCATTAGATGTAAGAACATATCCTGATGTTCCTAACCCTGAAACTTGTGAAAGTGTGTCAGTGGCTGATCCACCTAATACTACTTCGTATTGCGTCATGGGAGTTGCTGTGAATACACTAGCTCCATCAAATCCAACAATTCCAGCAGTAGAGACATTTAATGCATTTGTCGTTGCCATATTCATTTATCCTTTAGGTTACGTTCCAAGAGCCAATTGCTTGAGTAGCTATCCATGTTGTGTCTGAGGTTCGATATACTAGAGTGATTGAATCGCCTCTTTGTGTGTTTACCGCCGTTCCTGCTGCTGCTGAAGCGGTAGTTCCCAAACGGATAACCTGACCTGCACTAGCCGTAATGGTAAGTGAGGAAGCTGTTGCACTGTCAGATGCAAAAGCGATCGTTTGACCTTGCGTTGGCGATGCTGGTAGTGTTGCTACAACAGATGCTGCTGTGATGAAATATCCATTTCCTGCGACTGCTGAGAAACTAGTTGCCTCATCTGTCCATATACCTACAGATGTCGTAGGATTTGCCCATGTTGGAGGTGATCCTGCTGTAGCAGTTAGCACTTGACCCGTTGTGCCATCTACAAGCCATGATGGTATCCCTGTTGTTCCAGAGATTAGAACGCCATTATTTACCAATCCCAGGGAAGTTAAGCTTCCACTTGCATTACCCAATTGGACCGCATTAGTCGTTGTGCCTGTCAGGTTGAAGGAAGCTGTTCCCCCTAAACTTAGGGGAGAACCTGTCACCGTGATGTTATTTCCATTAGATAACGTGACCGAGCTGTTAGCCAGGGCAGCATTAGGTACAGCTCCAAACGATGGAACTCCGCCATTGCCAAGCAATACAGTATTAGCAGCGCCTTGCGCTGTGACTCCGATCGAAGTTATTCCATTTCCGAATAAAATTCCGTTAGTCGTGAATGTTGAAGGGGTATAAGGGCCGATCAGCGAGATCACAGGAGTTGTAGTTCCCGTAGCTACGGCGACCTGATTTGCAGTACCGCTAACACTAGTAACTGTTCCAGATGTCGTAGGATTTGCCCATGTTGGAGGTGATCCTGCTGTAGCAGTTAGCACTTGACCCGTTGTGCCATTAGTTAGAAAAGATGGAACGCCTGCATTACTTGTTATGAATGTCCCATTGTTTATTAAAGCGACAGCAGTGAAAGCAGATAGATTGTTACCAAGTAAAATACCGGATAATCCCGAAAGAGAACCAGGAGGCAAGAAAGAAGCAGGGATGCCAGTTCCTTTTGCCGTTACCAAATTTCCCGCTGCTGAAGTACCTACATAAGACATTTTATCCTCTTAATAAACTTGATAATTAGTGCCACCAAAAAGTACTTGTACGGAATCATAAGAATCTTCGATCGTATAAAATGATAGCCCATCGAATAGAACAATCCCTAAAACGGCTGCGACAGTAATATTATGTATTTCTGATGTTCCTGTTGCATCTTTAACAACAAATTCTCTGCCTACTATAGGCGCAGTAGGTAGGAGGATAGTTACCACTCCATTAGTTGGATCACATGCAATATAATAATCTGTTGCTGAAGCTGTGTAGGTGGCCGGCCCGGTAATAAGGACATAATTCGATGCGTTACCAAGCAATGATACTTTACCTGACCCATCAACTGTAAAATCTACTGAATTAAATGAAGCTACCCCGACGGTAGTTGTCGTGGCATTCACCCCAGATACAATAACATTTCCTGTTGACGGTGATGCAGTGACGCCATTCGATCCCGTAACTGAAGAGACTGCCCCTGATGATCCTGCAACGGTGAAAAATTGACTCATCTAAAGCCCCCGATTGAAAGCCACGTCGGATTTGTTGCCGTTCTCACCCACACATTCTGTCCCGCGCGTCCATTTAGTGTGCCAGATCCATAAGGAGGATTATCCGAATGATTAGTCTGAAAATCCACAATCATCGTAGCTCCAGCGGGCCACACTCCATTCTGATTTACACCATCATAGCTATAGTCCATAGCCACAGCGCCGCCATTGTATACAGTCATAATCTTGATATTATCTGCAAAACCACTAGTAAAAACAGGCTGGAAAGTACCGGTCAAACTTGCAGGATTAAATTGTGAAACTAGAATAGCCTGAAACCATTCTTGCTCAGAATTCGACATGAGGCATCTCCTCTACTTTTGGATCTTCGTTAGATGGTGCGTTGTCAGCGCATGGTAGGTTTTTTTCCTCTGTCTGCGGCAATTGTTTTTGTGCATCCTGTTGTGCTTTCTGCTGTGCTTTGATCATTCCAAGTTGCTGAAGGAATTCAAGGCACATTCTTTCTGCTATTTCAATAGGGGTGTCACTTTCCACGATCCATTGTGAAGTCTTATTTTCAATTTGTGAAGTGAATCTTGTTACCTGCTGCATCATGAGTATATTTTCCTTTCTTATGAGTAAATCCAGAATGTTAGTAGGACGTTATCACCAGCTCCTAAAGCGCCTGCACCATTGTTTTTACATGTCACGACAATAGATCCAGCAGCCTGAGTGATGCCGGTGATACCCATTAATGCTCCATTAGTGGAGGCATTAAGGTTTGTCACTGTGACGTTAATTGCTGATGTAGTCAAGATATTTGTGTTAGATATTGTAAAGGCTTGCGTTCCTGCTGATGCAGTGGTGAACCCTGTGAATGTAGCCACTCCAAATCTATTATTAATAGTTTGAGAAGCTGATGCGCTTGTTGCTGTAGATGGGGTAACTGATATCTTACCGCTTGCGGGTACAATCGCAAGACCTCCAGATCCACCACTAATTGTCGTGGTTGATGTGGTATTAGCAGACCCTAGAGCAACTGTCGTGGCAAATGCACCGTTACCAATCGCTATAGTATTGCCGGCATCGATACCAATATTAATTGTACCGCCGCCGCCAACAACTGCATATGTATGCCCTGTGGCGATGGTGTTGGTGATATTAGCTGCTGAAGTAATTCCTATAGCGCCTGCTGACGTACTTCCGATGTTGACTATATGAGCCGCAGCGCCTGTGCCTAGATTTATTGTGCCGGCTGTGGTTGCTGCTACAGAACCAAAAATGTTGGCTACAAGTGTTCCGCCTGTCGCATTTCCGTTGAATAGGTTGAATGTGCATGTGCCTGATGCAATCGCGCCGTTGAACAAGGCTATTGAATCCGTAGCACCTGCAATCACACCATTAAATACTTGGAAGTTTTGGCTGCCAGTAGTATTTGCACCACCAAGAATCTGCACTGACTGCGTTCCTGCAGAGGCAACACCTGCCATAACAGCAAGGGTTTGATTTCCTCCGGGAGTTGCTCCATCTAGAATATTTACAGCGCTTGCTTGTGTCGCAGACGCTCCACTTGCAATAGAAATAGTTTGAGATGTTGTATTAGTTCCATTACCGATAGTGATTTGATTTCCCGATACACCGTTACCTATCGCTATGGTTTTGACTCCTGCGCCTGTACCGCCAATGTTAATCGCAATAGGCTGTGATCCTGTACCTAGATTGAATACAGAAGTACCCGTAGCTACATTACCAGTCTGAATATTGACTGTTTGCGCCACGGATGCACTAGACACACCAGTCATGATATTTAATGTCTGTGCTGCTCCTGGAGTCGCTCCGCTGAGTAAGTTTACAACACTTGTTCCAGTGTTAGAAGCTGCATTAGATATCCCTATCGTTTGAGCCGCTGTCGAAATACCTAGGTTGATGGCGCCTGTTTCAATTGTGCCTCCAATACTGATCGTACCGGTTGTCATCGAACCGCCAAGAGATATCGATCCTGCGGTCTGTGTATTTCCGATCCCGATGACGTTTGCGCCTGTACCGCCAATTGCGATAGTATTTGCAGCGGCTGCGTCGTTACCAATTCCGATTGTATTTCCGCCGCCTACAATAGAATAACCGCCCGTACCTACGGTGATAGTAATGGCGCCAGCAGCAGAGTTACCAATATTGACAACAGCCGGAGAAGATCCTGTGGCTATATTTAGAGTTTGCGTTCCACCTGTCGATGTGCCGGTGAGGATGTTAACGGCTTGTGTTCCCCCTGTATTTGCACCAGACATAAGGTTTAGAGTGCTATTGGCTGCATTAGCCCCGTTATTGATGCTCGTGATTTGCGCGCCCGCGGCTATACCATTTTGTATTAGCACGCTATTTGCAGCGGTAGAAGAAACAATCGTTGTAGTACCTGTCTGAGCCGCTGTTCCGATTGCGAATGTTCCCGCTGCTGTAAGCGTCGAGAAGCTGCCTGTCAAAGTCGTATTACCCGTCGCATTACCAAGAGCTAAAGCACCCGTGCCGCCTGTCGCGATAGTTGTGACGGCTGCGCCTGTAGCATTTATGTTGGTTGTGCCGACAATTGTTGTCGCACCGGCTGAGATAGGAAATACTCCATTAGCTAGAGCATATTGAAGAGTTCCCGGATTGATAGCGTAATTTGTTGTTAAAGGTACGGCTGCAATAGATTCGGCGTTGGTAGCAAGGAAAACATACCCCTGTTGTGCTGTGGTTGCTGGCACGCCAGCACCAACGACAATTGCTGCTAAAGCCGTGGCGACGTCATTTGCTGAAGATACATATGCGGAGCTAGGAGCGCCTCCGGATTCTGTTTGCGCTAACGTGGCAAGAAAAACCGTTCCCTGTGTAGTCGTAGTAGCTAACGCGCCGCCAGCTTGACTCCACACACCACCACCGACAGTTTCATAAATTACACCGGGCGATACGGCAGCATTAAATATTCTTGTACCGGGAGTGTAAATATCTTGTGAGGTCGGCACTCGATTTCCAGTTAGAAATTGAGGATAAACGAATCCGTCTATTCCATCACCGAAAGCACCGTTGGGATTATTTGGAAGGCAAGCTGTCATATATATCTCCGTAGATAAAAATTTTGTCGACTAAATTTGTTTTCTACGTTGGCGATCCCGTACAACAGCCATGTGAGAAGCGAACCCACTTTTACAGCTTTTATCAACCTAACAAATAATAATTTTAAGCGCTATAGTTTTTGACTTGAGAGAGAAAGTATGCTATGCTATCCAGACTAACAAGGGGAAATTATGGAATTAGGATTGATAAGCAGTCAGATTAATATGTTGATGTGGGTAATGGGTTTAGGTTTTGCCTCTCTCGGAAGTCTCATGCTTTATCTAAATAGTGGTTTAAACACAAGGATGGCAGGTATAGAAAATAGAATGGATAAAATCGACGAAAAACTTACCGATGTTGACCGTAGGCTTTGCAGAATGGAGGGAGCTTTTTCGAGACAAGATTGCTGTATGTTGAATAATAATAAACATAGCGAGAAAGTTTCTTAATGAAAAATTCAACTTTCACCTCTAAACCGTTTGTTATTTCAATAACATCGTTATTAATATTTTTCATATGCTGGTTGTTTTGCTTTAAAATGATTTCTCCCGGATATGTTGGAGTCGTTATCGACATGCTAGGGGATAATAAAGGTGCACAGGCGAAAGAATTGCATGTTGGTATGCATTGGATTGCTCCATGGAAATCAGTTTATCAGTTTCCAATCTTTGAACAAAATGAAACATGGGAAGGTGATAAAGAAGGATTTAACTTTCAGACCTCAGAAGGAATGGCAGTATCAGCAGATGTGGGAATTACTTATCATCTACGACCTGATGCAATCCCTACTATTTTTCAAAGATATAGACGAGGGATGTATGAGATAACAAATGTTTTTATAAGAAATTTCATTCGTGATTCCATTAATAAATCCGCCGCAAAAACTAAGATAGAAGATCTCTATAGCGGTAAAGAGAGCTTTTTTGAGGATGTGGAATCGCATGTTAGAGAAGATTTGGAACCTCTCGGAATCGAATTAAGCAGAATTTATTTAATAGGACGTTTTCATTTTCCTCAGAATGTTATTGTCGCATTAAATGCAAAAATAGAGGCAAATCAACGCGCGCAACAGCGTGAGAATGAACTCAGAGAGGCAGAAGCTGAAGCAAAAAAACAAGTTGCTAAAGCGGAGGGACAAGCAAAATGCTCTATTTTGAAAGCCGAATCTGAAGCACAAGCAAACTTAGTCCTTTCAAAATCTGTCACTCAACAATTAATCCAATGGCAGGCCATACAAAAATGGGATGGTCATCTTCCACAGGTTACTAGCGGCGCTGTGCCTTTTATAGAAATTGAGGTTAAAAATAATGAACGACATGACAATTGAAGATCAAATTATACTAAGGGAAATTAAGGTGAGATAATGAATAAAAAGATTTATTATAGCAGCATTAAAATGTTATTAGGAATTCGTGAAGAAATAAATCATATGTGGCTTCCTGATTATAATAAAGAAAAGATATTAAAAATTTTGGATCAAGAGATATATCTAGTTAGATCCGATCTGATAAGTATGCTAGGAGAAGAAGAATATGAGAAAATACAAGACACTAATAAATAATGAACGACATGACAATTGAAGATCAAATTATACTAAGGGAAATTATTGTTCAGAAAGCTAATTTCTACTCAAGAATATTGGAAACTGTTCATTCGATTGAAAATCACGCAGACATATTAAATAATTTGAGAGTATGCAGAGACGCAATCATCATTCTAAACGGGCCAATTTCAGAGTGGTTTAAGGAGCAAGGTGAATGATGGATCAAGAAATTATATCATTACTATGGCGTACTAAAGAAAGGATTATGAGGATCCTAAAAGATATTGATGAGAATAGTCTGAGTTCGGCATGTTTTCAATTAGGTATCACATATAGTGAACTTACAGACTACATACGCGAAAATAATTTAACTTCAGTCCAGCAATCAAAAAAAGGGAAATCACGTGTCATAAGCAATGATGAATTGGATAATATCATTTCAACTTGCGATAAGGAACAAGGTGAATGATGGATGATAAAACTAAACAAGATCCTGAATATTTTATCGAAAAAACTGTCGAACTCATAAACTCTATGAACCTTACTAAAAAAGATGCTATTTTCGCGTTTTTATCTATGCTAGGAAATATTTGTATTTACGAGGGAGATCCAGAATATGCAAGACTTGAAATTATCAAAATGTTTTTAATGTTGGATCTAAAAAAACATAAATCTAACGAATCTTCCGATAAGGAAAACCCCCAGCCTTAATATACTGATTCATCGCGGCGCCCATACTCGGATTTTTTTGAGGCCACCACTCGCCGTATTGATTCTTGCCTTTAGTGCGTGCCGAAGCGTTACCTTTGATAAAAGCATTGAATATATTCCTAGGCACTCCGTCGTATTCATATTCTGAACCACCTTGGAAGCGCACCTTCATTTTACCTGTCGCAGGGTCGTAGTTAGCACCCCAGATGTTGGAACTTTGCAGATCTGCGTGTGGTATTCCATCGACAACAGGTTGTGCTTCTTGAGGTATGGATCTTTGTAATTGTTCGATTGTTGCGTTTAGATGATTCGGATCATTGAGTAATGATTGGGTTGCCGGCGTTGGGAATGATCGCAAATAAGAAATGAATGCTTGAGGTTGAGAACCTGATAGAATCCAGAGTAAACGTGCATCGTTTGAAACCTCAAGATCGGG